CTCTTTAGCATGTTCAAGTGGATTATTGCTAAAAAAATCATAATCAGGCAATTCAATGTTTAAATCATAAAATTGATCTTCTTTTGGTAGTATATTATTTATAGCAGTTCCTCCATAACATACTAACTTCTTATTTTTTATAAATAATTCTACTATTTCTATTATTTTTTTTACTTCTGGTGAATTAATAATTTTTGATGAAATTTTTTTTTCAGCTAAATCTACCGCACTTCTTAAAATAGCTAATTCACAATCTTCAAATTTCATTTTTTTATTACATATATTTTTCATATAATATATGTAAATAATAATAAATAATAAATTATATTATATTATTTACTAATTTTTCATAATTGTGTAAAACAATATTACCAAATTCATCACCAAATTGTGTAGCATGTACTATTTTCAAAATTAAATTTTTTTTAATATCTATATTAATGTCATTCATATCAATTACGTAATTAATTAACTGCTTGTTAATATTTAATATTTCATGACCGAATATATCTATTTTCGGTAAAATTTCAGCACTTTCTGAAATTAATTTAAGTTTTAAAGCTAAAATATCATATGTTAATGGAAAAAAAGCATTTGATAAATTAAAAATTAACAATAAATAAAGTAATACCATAATTTTAATATTAATTTATTTTTAAATATTTTAAATTAAATTTTTATTTGTCTGAAACTTTCAATGCATGTTTAGTATTTAACTGGTTAACAGGTTTTAATACAAATGCTTTTTCATTACTATCAAAATATTCTATAATGTTTTTAAGATTATCATCATAATTTTGATAATTCATACCGACCATTTGGATACCATAGTTAAAACAATCAACCCCATTTAAATTGTATATTTTATTTGTTAAATCTGGAAGAATAATGGACATATTGTCTTTATTATATTCTACTAGTTGTTTTTTATTTAAATTCAATAAATCTTTATTATAAAGCATTTTAAATTTGGCACTATTTGTTGAAGCATTAACATACTTGAATAAATCCGTGTTTTGATAAAAAGAATTACTTTTATCAACAATAATAATTACACTATTTAATAAATCAATTAATAATGTATCTCCAAAATTTTTACCATTATTTTCAAATTGAAAGTTTTCTGGTAATAATTTATTTTTAAAATGTTTCAGTAATGTTTTAGTAAAATTTTCATACATAACAACATTAGTACTTTTAATTCTAAAATGTAATATTAATGGGTCATTAAAATTTAAGACAGGTAGTTCAAATGCATACATATTTATAGTTTTAAATACATCTTCTAAATCTAAACTATTATATGATTCTTTAAAATAATTATTATCATTTGTTGAACATGTTACATGAGGTTTACTATTAATTGACCTTATTTCAAAATCTAAACATCTAACACCTTGTTTCAATACATTGTATAAAGAGCAAAGATCCACATAATCATTACTAAAGTATCCAACACAACAAGAATTATATGCGGTTTTTATATAAACATCTTTGAAGCGATATTTTGAATATAAATCATAATTTATATTCTTAATATTTACATTTTTTTTTACAGCATCAAAATTATTGCATTTATTGCTATTTTCTATATCATTTGGTGTTAGTCCTTCTTTAGTAATAAAATCATGATAAAAAATAAATATTATACATGCAGCAATAAATATTATTAATAATACATTTACAAACATATTCACTGTTTTTGGTTTTATAGGCATTTTATATATATATAGAATAAATTAATTGATAATATTTATTAAATTATTTGTAAATAAAGATAATTCAATTTCATCTTCGTGAATATCATGAAATATGTATATATATTTGCATATAATTGGTATTATTTTATATTTTAATTCATCACTTAACGTAGTATTTAATTTTATATAACTATAGAAACTATCTAATATATCTAATACAGAATATCCATTATCATATAAATCTATTAGTACGTCAATACTACCGCTTATATCTTTTATAAAAACTTTTTCTATAAATATATCAAAGTAATCATTATTAATATTTGTACATAAATTTAATATATTTTTTTTATTAATTGTTTCATTATATAATTTAAATTTTTCAAGATAATTTACACATATTCTAATTGAATTTTGACATATTTTAAAAAATAATGGTTCTACTTCTTTATCTATATTAATATCTTCATTCTTTTTTATTTTTAAATATAAATTATTTACAATATCACCATTTGGTATTTTTAATAATAACAATCTAGATTGTAGTGATTCAATGATTTTATGAATATTTGTACAAGAGCATAAGAAATGCACATTTTTACTGTATTTATCTATACAACTTCTAAAAACTTGTTGACTATGCTCATTTAATAAATCAATATCATCAATTAAAATAATTTTTTTTTTATTTAATATACAAGATGAATTTTTACAAAAATTTTTAACCTCATTTCTATAATAATTAATACCTTGTTCTTTAGAGTTATTAATAAACATTATATTTTTTTCATAATCATTTACATTATTGAAATATTTTTTAATAATATTATTTAAAAAGCTTGATTTTCCTATATCAGGTTTTCCTATAAGTATTAAATTTAAATTATCACTTTCAATTAAATTATTAATAAAACTAATAAATTCTTTTTCATAATTAAAATCATTAATTGATAATGGTTCATATTTTTGTATAAAACTATTCATAATATAATTAGTTCAATTAGTATTTAAGTTTTCTTGTTTTAAATATAATAAATGAACTATTATAAAATTTTAAACGTAAATGAAAATGCAAATCAGACTGAAATTAAAAAAGCTTATAGAAAACTTTCGTTAGAGCATCATCCTGATAAAAATAATAATTCAGATGAATCAAATGCTAAATTTAAAGAAATAAGTGAAGCTTATGAAATTATTGGAGATGAAGAAAAGAGAAGAATATATGATAATGAAAGAATGAGAAGTAATATGCATCCAAATATGCAAAGAAACATGCATCCATTTATGAGACAAGGATTCCATTTTAATAACGATATGTTCAACATGTTTAATGCATTTGAAACAAATTTTAATGGTTTTATGAATGGTACTAATGCTAATATAAGAATTTTTAAAAATGGGGTTGAAGTTACACCTATACAAAAAGTTGATTTATCTATATCAATTAATATTACTTTAGAAGAATCATATAATGCAAGTAGTAAAGAAATAAGTATTAATAGAAATATTTTAAATATGGATAATAATGAAAAAAAGAATGAAAAAGAAATAATAAATATAACTATTCCAAAAGGAGTTGATAATAATGAAATTATTACATTAACTAATAAAGGTCATAAATATATACATAATTCTAATGAAATATATAGTAATTTAAAAATAACATTTTTATTAGTAAAACATCCAAAATTTACAAGAGAAGGTTTAAATCTTATTTATCAACATTCAATAACATTAAAAGATGCATTATGTGGATTTGTAATTAATATTGAGCATTTAAATGGTAAAGCATATACAATAAATAATAAGAAAGGAAATATTATACATCCTAATTATTACAAAGAATTAGAACAACTAGGAATGACAAAATTTAATAAAACAGGATTTTTAAAAATAATATTTAATATTGAATTTCCAAATAAATTAACTGAAAAACAAATTAACAATATTGAAAATATACTTTAATCTTTTTACATTTTGAATGACATAAAAGTATTTATAATTAAAATTGAATATAAAAAAGTTTTTTTTACAAAATATAATAACAAAAATAATGTCTGAATTAGTATCTCTAAAAAAACAATGCAAAGAAGCAATATATTTAAAATCTTCAAATGAAGATAAAGCTTTTGAAAAACTTAAAAAAATATTAATTGATTACAATAAAGAATACAGTTGTAATAATGAATTTTATTTGTATCATAATGATGCAAAAAATAATTATAAATTATTCCGTGAAAAAACTGATATTATATTTGAACTTTTGTACAATATGTTCTTTGATCAAGAAATGATAGATGAAGTATCAAATGATACATCAAAAGATGAATCAGTAAAAAATGAGCTTGTAAAATATTTTAAATTCTTGGAATCTATTCAATTTATAAAAAAACACATACGTAATATTTCTTTTGAAAACAAAAATTCTGTTGAGGTTAGTTGTTTTCACAAATATATGAATTATTCAAAAAAATATTTGGAAGATGTTTATCAAGGTATGGAAGAAATGAATAATGTATTTGATGAATTAAATAATAATTTAGATAAACTAGAAAAATCTTTAATAAATGTGTGAAATAAATAATAAAACAAAAAAATATAAAAAATATAAAAATATAAAAATATAAAAAATATAAAAATATAAAAAATATAAAAATATTAATATTAATTAACTGTTTATATTAATATTAATTTATGAAATTCTTTTACTTGGTATATCAACAGAAACTATATATATAGAATTTTCTGTCATAATTATGTATTCTGTTTCTATCTTATATATTTTAGAAATAGGACTTGTGTATTCTTCTTCACTTTTTACTAATAATTTTTCACCGTTTTCTCTTACACCTATCAAAGCTGTTTTATCACTAGATGATGTCCAATAATCTAACATAATTGGTTTATCTTCAACTATAGCAATCTTACAAGCATGTTCCATGGTATTTTTTGATGGTAATTTATAATTTTCTTGTGTAGGTTCTTCTACTTCAGCCATTATATTCAAATTTACGTGGTTTTTTTTAAATACTTTTTTATTATTATATTTTATGATTAATGAAGAAAATCTAATTAAAGACAAAAGTAATTATTATTCAAATTTACAAGAACCGTTTGAAACTATATGTAAAAAATTTATAGAAACTATTAATTACTACATTTTGCACTCTAAACTTAATATTAAAACAAGCAATACTATATTTTTAAAGGGTATTTCTATTATTACTAATATTTTTAAATTAATTTTATACTATACTAAAAACTTAGAATTAACTGTATCTACAGCAAATAGAGGTATTTTTTATTATATTGAATATATTAATCAAATCAACGAAAAAGATAATGAATATGTATTTGTTAATTTAAATTTAAAAGATGCTATTACCTATGTTTATAGAAAAACTATATTTCTAATAGATGATAATTTTAAGAAAACATATATATTAGAAGAAACAGAAAAATTAACATTTGATACATTTAACATGTTTACTACTTTTTACATTAAAATAATGCACAATATCTTTAATTCTATAAATTTAAAATTAATTGATGAAAATGAATTAGATTCCAACTTATTAAATTTATATAATTGTATAAATAATATTCAAAAATATTCTATTTTATCAAAAAAAAATACAGTACAAAATAAAGAAAAATCATTACAACAACAATATTTAGAAAAAAACATACAAATATTTAATTTACTTATTGATACAGATTTTTCCTACAGTAATGATAACATATTAAATCCAAAAGAAAATATTAAAATTATTTTTAACAATATTTGTTTAATAATAGAAGACAATTTTAAGAAACTGACTTAGCTACTTTTATCATTTTTTTTCTTATTTTATTGGTTTTCTCTTTTACTGATTCTTCTGTATTTATATTGCCTGTTTGCTTTATTTCAAAATACTCATTTTGTAAAATTTCTTTCAAATAACCAAATACTTCATATAACGATTCTTCACTACATTTACCTACTATTAAAACACTACCTGTTCTAAATATCATAAAACTTATTAAAACATTTGCATTTTTTTTTTCATCAAATTCATTTATTTTATATTTACATTGTATTCCAGGATATGAACATGGGTCATAAGTCGCATGAATTTTGTATTTATATTTTAGTAAACTAAATAATTTTTCACGATTTATCAGAAAACCACAATTAAAATTTGAATTTATCAAAACTGTTTGAAATTTATTAGAATCATATTTTAATTCATCTTTAAAATATGGCTGTAATATTTCTTTTACTAAATTTAGTATATTATTAAATATTTCATTGTTTTGAATACCAGGAATTTCTAATTTACCTGTATTAAATATTTTTACATGAATTTCCTTGTATTCATTATTATAATAATAACGAAGTATTAAAACAAAACAATTATAGAAAGCGCTTTTCTTCTTTGAACGATATGTTAATAGATCTTTTTTACAAAGCCCTATACTTATTTTTCTAACATCTTTAAAGGTTGTTATACTATTATTCGTTACCTTTTGAATTATATGATTCTCTATATAATTTGTTTCATTTGCTAACTTATTTTCTACATTGTCTACTTCTTCCTGTGATAATAAATTAAATTTCATTTGTTTTTTTAACAAACCATTTTTTTTATCATAGTAATGGATTAAAGGTAATTCCCAAAATATATTTTTCAAATCTACTTCTTGATTTAAAAAAGCTATTTTCGTTGTTGTTGATATATATAGTTCTGAACATTTAGGGATTGTTCGTTCTTCTTGAATATTATTATTATTATCAACTATATATTCATCTTCATTATTTAAAAAGTTGTTCCATTCATCCTCTATATCCATATTATGTTATTTATTTATTCTTTAAATAATTTAAATAAATTCAATTTTTTTTATTAATTTTATATATAATGTTGTCAATTGATACTGAATTAAAGAAAAAGAAATCATTTATTTATCCCATTAATAGTGAAAATAAAAGCAGTCCTATTCCTATTAAAATGCAACAAGACGATAATCTTACAAGAGTATCATCTGAAAATTTTAATCCTAATTTTTCTTCTTCTCCTCCCGAAAATTCATTTATGCGTAAATTAGAAGAAAGATTTAAAAATTTCAATTAATAAATTTTTTCATTTTTTCTAAAAAATAATTTATAAAATGATTTATGTCAAATTCATCCAAATGTAGTATATTCTCAACAAAATTCAAATAATCACTATTTATAATTATTTTCTTATTTCTTATTATATAATTTATATATTTTTTTACTATATGTTTTATATCACAATTATAAGTTTTTGATAATTCTAAAAAATATTCATCTAATTTATTCATATTTTTTATATTTTCACTTATATTATCAAATACGTTTTTGTTTAAAACTTTTATTGTTTTATCTTTTTTCAATACATGCTGATTTGATTGTAAAAAATTTATCATACTTCTCATATCTGATTTATATAATGATATTACATCTTCTAGTATTGAATAATCTATATATATATTTTCTTCATCACAAATATGCTGTAAAAAATTCATTATTTGTATTTTTGGCAATTCATTAAAACGCAATCTTATAAATTCATTTTGTAGAGTTTCATCTATTTTACTTATATAATTACAAATTAAACAAAATTTTACATTCTTATTTGCCGTTTTTAATATATATTTCAATGCTTGCTGTGCACTTTTCGTCATATAATCTACTTCATCTAATATTATAAATTTTGTACCATTTATAAATAATGGTTTTGAATTTATGAATTGATATATTTGATTTCTTATTATATCTATTCCTCTTTCATCTGAAGCATTAAGATGTATCATTAAACTCTTATTTACTTCATCATTCTTTTGCTGATATAAATTTATTAAATTTATTATTGTTGTTGTTTTACCTGTACCAGGAGGACCATAAAATAAAAAATTTGGAAAATAATTATTTTCTATCATATTTTTAAATATTTTTAAATTTGTTTCTTCTATTACTATGTTTTCAAAATTTTTCGGTCTGTATTTTTCAACCCAAGGAATATTATCCATTATATCTTTATACTTTTTAGTATTTAACTATTTTTTATGAAAATTACAATTGTTTAAATTACATATATTCTTTTTATAAATATCATTTAATTTTATTGGGTTGGTTTCTCCATGCTTTTCTTTATGTAAATTTAAACAACTTTCACAAAAACAACCTGTTGTTTTATTTTCTTCACTATTACATTTACTACATTGATTGCATATTTCATTATTATCCATATTATATACTTAAATATAAAATATTTTAAATATATAATGGAATCTGTTAATGATTTTTCTAATGAAATTAAAAACAATAATAATATTTTTATTGTTAAATTAGGTGCAGAATGGTGTGGTCCTTGTAAAGCTATTGAACCTTTAGTTGATAAATATTTTAAAATGTTGATTGAGAAAAAAATAAATTGTCAACAAATTGATGTTGATGAAGCTCTTGATATTTTTGCATTTTTAAAAAGAAAAAGAGTTGTTACTGGAATTCCCGCAATTTTATTATATAAAAAAAATAACGACTCATATATGCCGGATGATTCAGTATTATCGGGTAATAAAGATGATGTTATTCAGTTTTTTGAAAGGACTTTACAATTAATTCAAAATTAAACATCATAATTTATTACATAAACACCCTTATCTGGTAATAATATATCCTTATTCTTTTCCATATTTTCATATACTTTAAACGGTACTAATTTTCTTTTACTTCTTCTATCTAAACATCTATTTATATTATTATAATATGCATAATATATTGATATATTCATATATATAAACAATAAATCGTAATTCTTTTTTTCCTTTACCCAATCAAACTCATTTAAATCTTTTTGTCTTAAAAATGTACCATCCAATACTAAATATTCTACATTCTTTTTTTCTACCTTATCTTTTGCTATTTCACTCAATTCCTTATAACTTTTTATATTATCATCTAAACTTAATACTTGATATCCTATATCTTTTAACATACTTGTAACTGTTGATTTTCCTGAACCGGGATACCCTGAAAGTATTATTATTTTATTTCTTTTTAAATCACCTATTTTACTTATTGTTTTCTCTATATTTTTATTTACCCTTTCTTTAATTGTTTTGAAATTTTCAGTATAATTTTTAAACTTTTCCACTAAATTATTTTTTATTATTTCTTTATAACATTTACTATTCTTATTTTTCAAATTATCCATTATATATATTATATTATATTAAATCACCTACTATCGGATATTTCTCATAAGATTTTACCCAATTATCCAAACATTTTAATTCTGAGTATGATAAAGTTGAAATATCGTTATTATTTATATCTTCTTCATGCAACGACATTTTTGCAAATGCAACTGAAACATCTTTTCCGGCAAATGAGTGATATTGGCATTTATCGTTATAAAAATGATAACCACCATAAGATACATCATATATTTTTCCCCTTAAGCATATATATATTGGTGGATGAACACGACCTTCTGGTATTTCTCCATTACCTATATATTTACTTAATTCTTCTCTAGTTAATCTCAAATCTTTTTTTGGTTCACTTAGTTTTCCTACTTTTTTACAATCGTTATTTTTTAATTCTTCCATTATTTCTTTATTTTCATTTAACGATAAATTTTTTCCAAAATATGGTTTTAGATTATTATATTTTATTTCATCTTTACATAATTTAGTAATATCATATACATCATTTTCAAATGAAATTAATAATTCTTCACATATTGTACCACTCCAATTTAATATTTCTTTTAAAGATA